GGATACGATATAGATATCTACTTTGAAGACCACAGTAACTTGATTGATACAGCTGTTCGAAAGGTTTGGGTTATCAATGAATAAGTTAATGAAAATAATTTAATGCGTCAGTTGACATTTTTAACCAATTATGATATAATTAATAAAATGTAATTATTAATAGGGAGAGATAAAATGATTATTGTAGCCGGTTGTGATAACACTGGAAAGACATCTTTAGTTAAGCACATAAAAGATAAGTTTGAAATACCTGAAGGCGGGAGATTTTATTCACTACCTCCGAAGAATGAACAGCAGTGGAATGAATGGTATCAACACATAAGAGCACACTTTATTTCCAATCCAAAAGCAATTTATGATAGGTTCTTTGTCGATGAGTTTGTATATGGGCCATTGATGAGGGGAGGATATAAAATTGGTATTGAGAAAATGGCAGAATTAACTAACTTAATGTTAATTGCTCAACCTATCGTAATTTATTGTTGGTTACCATTGACTTGTTTATTAGGTAATTATGGTGAAAGGGAACAGGTATTTAGTGCCTATGAAGCGCCCCAAATATTAATTCGTTATAATGAAGTTATAGACCAATACCCATTAAATTTACTTACAAATAAATTAGTCTTCAATTATAACCAAGACTCAGACTATCGTGGAATTGATTTAAAATTAGAAAGAATATTATAAATGGAGGAAGAAGCATGGCAAATGTTTTAGATTTTACAGTGGATAAGTATCCAGATGATTTATTAGCAGATATTTTTAACCATCAACATGAGTTAGCAATTAAATATTTACCAATCGAGAAATCAAATGGCTTATGTCTTTATGATATAATTCCGGCTGATATTGATGACCCAAAAGCACAGGCAAAGATAAAGGATATGAGTTGGAGAGCAATCGAAGAGGTTGCTGAAGCTATTGAAGCTTTTGACAAAGGAGAGGAGATACATTTTTTAGAGGAATTGGCAGATGCTTTACACTTCTTAGTTGAAAAGTATTTATTATGTGATTTTTACCCTTACCATGCAAATAGTTGTTCAGGATATTTTCCAACTCAGAACATGAAGCCCACAAGTAATCTGGCGTCTTGGTTTCATGATATAGGGCCAGTTATTCCTAAGGAAACAAGAAGGCCAGAGCTATATATGGCTGCTGCTGAGTATATGGTAGCTAGTGGGCTTACCTGTAATTGCCTGAAGAATAAACCATGGAAACAATCCCATATATTAACTGATGAGATCTATTTCAGGAAAAAACTTATAGAAGAGTTTAGAGCATTTATAAAACTTTGTTTTATAGCCGGACTTGATGATACTGCCTTATACGCTATGTACCTAAGGAAGTATCAAGTAAACAAATTCAGACAGAAATCCAACTACTAGGAGGAAATAGAATGATTTTTAAGTGTTCAGACTTTGATGAAGGTTTCTTCAAATTAAATGAGTATTTATTTGATAGTCAGAACTATGACTATGAAAGAGAGGGAGTGACTGCCCATAAGTTTGATGTTACTATGAGGTCTCAGTCACCAAAATGTACTATCAACTTACATGACTTAAACTATACTATGAATAAGTGGAATATGCTCAATAACTTATATATTGACCCTGATGAGCTTGGTATATTCTTAGGAAGACTACTTCACTACAAAAACCAAAGAAAGCATCAGAAGTATATACCTGATATAGCTATGCAATTTAAGTCAAGACGAAATGTATCGGGGGCTTGTTTATTAAATATATCCTTAGGGTTTCATGGGGGGAAATGGTACTGCTTTGTTACTTCCAGAGCGTCTGAATTGACCTGTAGATGGCCTATAGATTTAATATTTATCAATGTATTATTAAGAACGATAGGTGATTATTTAGACATTAATTATGAAGAAATAGAGGTCAGTTGGCATATGATATCTACTTATCAGTCAATAACTTCAATGCCTTATTTTTTAGTTATGGTAGGTAGAGAAGATTGGTTTAATGAGAATACATTGGATGACCTAACACCCAAATCATGGCAATGGTATACTCTTAAGAGATATGATAAATGCTACAGAGATATAAATCAATATAGCAATTACAGAGTTCAACGAAGACCTGTGGAAGCATATAAAATGCTTAAAGGCGAGATGCCCAGAAAACATATAATTAATACGGAGGACTTAACTATCAATATCGTGCCGTTTAAAGGAGTCTTGGAAGAAGATTATGATGAAGTTGATGTTCTCCATATAAATAAGGAAATCTTAACTGACTTGATAAATCAAGCCAAAGAGAATGATTTATTTGGAAAAGGGGGCTATAGGTAATGAGAATTTTTTCTAATTTTGCGGAGGCACTTAATGAAATCAAGAGAGATTTGGCAGAAATGGGTACAGAGATACATCCACAGACCATGCAAGATAAGTATGTGGGTGATAATCCTGATTATATTACAAAGGAACTACAGAATTATGATTACACCGTTAAGAACGCTGTTCTTAGCCTCGACGACTTATCGCCTACACAGCCTTGGGCAGATGCAGAATTGGTTGAAAGACTCTCCGGACTCCCAATCAATCCAGGAAAAGCTTATAGATTACGAGACAGCATTTGGGATGAGTACCTACATGACGGGAGGTTTAGTTATACTTATGCTGAACGAATGGTTGGGCAGATCGATAAAATTATCAAAGAAATTCAACTCAGACCCGAAAGTAGGCAACTATATCTCTCGATTTGGGAACAACATACTGACAAATATAATCTCGGTGGTATTTCCAGAGTACCTTGCAGCTTGGGATACCTATTTCAACTAAGAAATGGTAAGCTAAATGTGACTTATATGATGAGGTCTTGTGATTTTGCCACTCATCTCCATAATGATATTTATTTGGCAGTGAGGTTGATGGAGTATATCGCGAAATCAGCTGGAGTTGAACCTGGGAACTTTACTCATTTTATCGGTAGTCTTCATATTTATAAAAAAGATACGAAAGGGGTATTTTAATGGAAAAAATTTGGCCAATGGGCTGTAAGAAAACACCTACAGAGGACAAAGTCAATGAGCTATTAGCTGACCCGAAATTTATTGCTCAGATGAAGATTGATGGGGTAAGAGGAATACTTCAGTTTGATGTAGATGGTACTCCACATTTAACAACCAGAGGAGCTAGTGTAGATGACCCTGAGACGCCTATTGAGATTACTCATAGGCTTCCTCAGCTACAAAGAAAGTACCCACGATTAGCCGGTACAATACTTGATGGTGAGATATGGTGCCCAGGGTATACCTCTGCTGAAATATCAGGAATGGTAAGCTACAAATCAACTGTCCCTGTGGACCACCATATTAAGCTTCATGTGTTTGACGTATTGGCTATAAACAACAATATGACTACAGGGTATATGTTAAAGAAAAGACTACCGTTGCTTTATAATTTATACAATGAAATTCTATGTACCCACAGGGGTATAGAAATAGTGCCATTCGAAGTCACTGAAGAAGATAAACGAAACCTATTGTATAAAGAACTTGAAGAAGGTCGTGAAGGCATCGTATTAAAAAACTTAAACTCAACATATAGATTAGGTAAGCCTGGAAGAGAAGCTAAACCCGTTAATCATTGGTATAAGGTCAAGAAGAAAGATACTGTGGATGTTACAATAACAGGCAGTGAACTTCCTGAGAAGTATTACAAAGACCCACAGACAGCTACCTTAGATTTAAACAGATTGACTAAACCATATCAGATGGGCTGGTTTGGTTCTATAACATTTATGTTTAAGGATGAAGATGGTATTATGAGGTATGGTTCTTGCTCAGGTATTACTGACAACATGAAGGATAAGTTATCGAATGGAGAACATCATATCAAGGATGAGTATGTAGGTATGATAATGGAAGTCGAGTATATGGAGAAGACATCTGACGGTAACCTAAGGCATCCAAGATTTGTAAGGATTAGAGAAAGGGAGGAAAAATAATGGATAATAAATACTGTGAATATCCAATCACTATGCCTGAGGTAAAAACTAAAGCAGAAGTAAAAAGAATAAGCAGAGATAAAATGTTTA